CAATTCCGCTTGTTGTATAATTTGGAATGACTCTTTTCAAACGACAATACTCAATCATTTCACGAAAATTTTCATGATGGTTGGGATCTCCTCGACCGCCAAGGGCAACTTGATTGACATGAAACGATGCTTCATCGATAATACTCTGGAAGTCGGAGAACTTCATATTCGGGCGATCGACGTGCCCCTGATAACAGAATTTGCATTTATGTTTGCAGGTGCCCATTACACCGATATCCAGCAGAGATGGCATTTCTAAAACAAATGGGTCTTCCTTTCCATTTTTTCCTGATAAAATTTCAAATCCTGTTTTTGTATTAAACAACATTACATAATCATCGTTCGAAAAAATTTTGTCGAAATTCATTATAGCTTTTTCATCCCTTCATTCTTTTTGGTTGTGTTCTGTTCAGTTGGTTTTTCTTCTTCCAAATCTGCTATCATTTCTTCTTCAGGGTCAGGCGGTGGGGTTGGTATTTTTATTTCATCGTCATCATCATTATTAACAACATCATTTTTATCCATTTTTTCTTCTGCTCTTTGTTTTACATCTTGAACGATTGAAGACACTTTATCTCTTGCCGCTTTAACTTTAATAAATAAATCTGCTGCTGTATCCTTTATCTGATCATGTTCAATCATTTCAATAAAAGATGGGTCGCTTACATTAATTTCATTATCATCATTATCGTCACTAAAAAATACATTGTAAGCAATTATACATATGATGATTGGCCAAATGTTAAATATTATTGATTTCTTTCTTGCCAATGGGTAGCACCCCCTTTTAAAAAAAATAATGGTTTTGTTATTTTCATTTATTAATATATATAGTTAATAAGTTATATATAAACGATATGCTGATAAAATCAGAACAAAATATAAAATCGTTTCAATTGGTATAAGAATGGAAATAATAGATAAAATTTTAAAAAGGCGTAAAATTAAAGACGAAGAAGCAGTTGCTGGTTTTGCAATTGATTCTTTTCCCGGTAAAGATAAAGATGATGTTAAAACAAAAAAGAAACGCCAGATAATTAGGACTGTTTATCCAGAAAGTAAAAACGAACAAATTCCGAAAAGAGCAATGATTGATCTTGATTTAACAATTCACAAATATTCGAAAGGTTATCAAGATGGAGAAATTTACGATGGAGTTTTCGATGGTGCTAAAGAGGCTATTGATTGGCTAAAACGTCAAGGGTATGAAATTGTAATTTTTACAACTAGAGCATCAGAACAAAACTCAAAGGAATTGGGTGGTGATCATAATGAACAGATCAAAAAAGTAAAAAAATACCTTAAAGATAATGGCATATACTTTGATAAAATTACAGCAGAAAAACTTGCCGCTGATTTTTATATCGATGACAAAGCCATTCACATACCAAATGGAGACTGGAACACAGTCTTAAAAGTAATCAAAAAACGTATTAAGTACAAGGTTGCATAGCAACTAGGAGGATATTAATCATGGGTATGAAATATTCATTTACCGAACTAGGGCAAAATATTTTAACAAGAAAGTTCGGGGGAACAACAGTAGGTGTTGCTGATCCTTATGTAACCGGTTATCATTTTATCTGGTTTGATAAAATTCCTCCGGGATTAGGTCCATATATTTCCAATAATGGAATTAGTGGAATTTCAACTCCGGGTGAAGTTCAAAGTGTATTGGCAGCATCATGTTTATCAGTTACACCTCCAGGTGGAACTCTAAATAAAATTGAGTATACCGGTTTGGGTGGTGTTAAATGGGGAGTCCCTGGAAATGTTGATTATGGAAATACAGTTTCTGTTAAATTTCTTGAATTCAATAAAACTCCAATCTTAGACATTATGCATAATTGGGTGAAAATGATCCGAGATTATAGAACAGGTATTTCTGTCCTTGTAGATGGGGACGATGGAGCTGGTTACACAAAAGCAACATATGCCGGTTTAATGTATTACTGGACTACTGCACCTGATGCAAAAACAGTAGAATATTATGCAGCATATGATGGTGTATTTCCAGCAAAAGATCCACAAGATCTATTTACAAGTGACGTTGAAACTATTGGTAGGTTGGATCTTGAAATTGAATTTAATGTTGACTACGCATGGCACGAACCATGGGTTCTTGATAAATGCAAAGCATTCGCTGAAACATTTAGTCAAGTTAGTTCTAGAGTAAACGATTACGGTCCAAGACAAGCGTCTGGAGCATAATAAGTTACAGAAAGGATAATAAAGAACAAATATATAGTTCGTCTGAATATCAATAATTTAGAAATATGTATTAAAAAGAGATAAATGTCAATATTGTGGAGAAAAAGTAGAGCATGTTCGACATGAAAGACCTCAGAAATTAGAATCATTTTTTGCACTTGACCCAAATCTCGCTTGGAGTGGTTGTAAAAAATTTCACTATGAGAAAGGTCATAAAGATAATTGTTCTACTGGAGTATTGGCAAATAAGTTATGTATAAATTACAGTTAGGAGGTTGGAAAATCATGGATATTAACAGAATTAAATTGGGTCTTGTTTATATTTTTTCTGAAAATAATAAATTAGGAAAAGAATCAAAGATTCAATTGATTAATTTTATTGAGGGCGCTAATGAATATCAGTTGAAATCTTTGGCGCTTGATGGAGTCATCTTGAGTCCGGATCAACTTGATGAACAAGCGTGCTCAATTTTAGATGATCGTTTTGCTGCATCATTTAAAATACAAAATAAGTTGAAAGAGGCATCATTAGAAGCATCAAAATTTCTTTCAGAAATTTCTACTATAAGTGGAGCTGCATTAGGAGCATTGGCTAGCGTTGTGGTACCTATTCCAGGTTCAGTGATTGCTGGAGGTATTATTGGAGGTCTTCTCGGTAGATGGCGTAAAGCAAACAGAAAAAGAATTAAAAAGTTTTGTAAAGCAAAGGCCAAAGGAGATAAATTAGAATATAATAAATGTATTGCTATGGGGAATTTAGCAATTAAGGCTGAAGTTGAAAAAGCAAAAGCAAAAATAAAAGCAAAAAAATAAATAAAAATAATAAATAATTAGAAGTGAAAAGAAAGGAGTTCGATTAAAATGACTTTTACAGGATTTCATGTGCAATATCCTGAGTATGAGGTTATTACACCACAAACAAAAAAATCATTTACAATGAGATCATTAAATGTAAGTGAAGAAGAAAGATTAAAGGGGAGTCTTGTTACTCCAAACAAAATAGCAGATCACTTGAATATGTGTATTTTTCAATCACTTGTTAAGAAACCAGATGATGTTACTAATATAGATACGTTTCTTAAATCTGTAACACTGAAAGACAGAGATGCATTATTATATGGTTTATATCATATTACATATGAAGAAATTAGAAATTATAAATTGAAATGTATTGAATGTTCTCATGAATATAATATTACAGTTCAAGCATCAAGTACTTTTAATTTCAATGCATATCCTGGTGAAAATATTCTTTCAGAGAGACCAATATTCGAATTGCCTGTAACTAAAGGCGTATTTGTTACGTTGAAACAACCTACTCTATTTGATGAATCATTCAATATCAAGTCTCTTGGAATTAGACCTGGTAGTACTATTGAATTGATCACTGAAACATTAATCATCGAAAAATTTGAGCAGGATGTTCCAGAAAGAAAAAATAGAATTGTCTATGATGATAGAGCTGATATAATGGATGCATATATGTCATTACCGGCCAGAGATAAAAGAAAGATCTTTGATCATTATACAGATAAGTTTGGAAAATATGGAGTTGATTTGAAAATGCAAAGTAATTGTCCTTCATGTGGTCACTCATCAATTCATACTATAGATTTGGTGGAAAGTTTTTTTCGTTCATTGTACTCAACATGATGAACTTATTCAATATAAAGAAGATTTAAATGAATCAATTTATGCATGTATGGAAATGAGTAAGCAATCATATGTTGAGTGCCAACTTATGCCACTCAAAAGATTCCAGGATTATATGATTTGGAAGGGTAAACTGGAAGAAGAAAAACAAAAACGTATGAGCGAGGAATTAAACAAACATGGCAAATCTTTTAAATAGATTTAATAAAACGGTTGCTGGTTCAAATAATAAAGATGCCGATTATAAATCTATAATTGCAAGCACTGGAGATTTTAAAAGAGTAGAAGGGATTGAAGTTATTTTGAACTCATGGAATAATATTCTCTTAACTCCAAAAAGAACTTACATGTTTGATCCTGAATACGGTAGTAATTTATATAAACTAGTATTTGAACCGGCAGATGAAAAAACAATAGAACAAATAAAACAAGAAGTTGTTGAGTCTTTAAAAAGATACGACGATAGAGCCAGAATTACAAATGTTAGTGTTTTACATCGCCCTAATAAAAAAGGATTTACTGTTGCTATCGATGTAGAATATAATGGTGATAAATCACAATTACAAGTTCTAATCGATGAAAGTATTTATTTTAGATTCTTCGAAAGTACAAGTACATAGAGGGTAAATAATGATTTCTCAAAATGATAGACAAATATTAACTGAAGTTGGTAGAGAATATCTTCTCGATATTGCTATGGAAAGCAAAACAATTAAAGAGAAAATATCATTTATAGAACATGTTAAGTTATGTAGTCAAATTAAAGAACTTACATATGAAGAAGTTATTGCTTTAACAATAACAGAAGATATTAGAGACTTTGAAGGAAAATTTGGAAAATTTCTAAAATATAGTATGGCAGCAATTGCTGGAATGGTATTTGGAGGTGTTACCGGTCCTCCGATTACAATGTTTATATTATATCTTTATAGAAAAGCAACAGATACATGTGTAAGAAGTTGTTTTAATAAACTTCCTTTAACAAGTGCTAGAAAAATTTGTAAATATCAATGTCAGGTTGATGCAGCAAAAAGAATTACAAGAGAGATACGTTCAGAAGTATCAAAATGTTCACAATTTGAAAAAGCTGAAAGATGTGAAAAGAAATTACAAGGTCAATATATAAAATGGGCAAAACGAACACAACAGTTAATTGTAAAATTACAACAAGCTAAAGCAACTCATAGTGAAAAATTGAGAAAACAAAGTCAAAGACGCAGAGAAGAATTAGAAAGAAAAGGGCAAATTATAAGTGAACAACTTGATTTATCAAAGAAACAAATATTAACATTTGTTAAAGAAAATAAACAGTTAAGAGATAATATCTCATTTAAAAAACATTTACAATTATATAATATTTGTCAATACATACCAGAGGAAGAAGGGGTTCCATCAGTAGTATTAGATCCAAAAAAAGAAAAACTTCTTAGACAAGTACTTTATTTGGGTTTATGGGTTTTGCCAGTTCCATTTTTTAATGATGTTGTTAACTATATGATGAAGAAATACAGTGTTAATTGTGCTGGGTCATGTATAAAGAGTAAGAAATATTCTTCATCTTTGTGTTATAAACAATGTGCATATCTAACTGCTAAATATTCTGTTGGTATGTTAAAGAAACAATTACAAACATGTAATAAAGCCAAAAAACCTACAAAGTGCAGAAATAAAATATTTAAAATGATGGAAGATTGGAAACAACGAGAAGTTGAAAGAAAAATTAAATTTAAAAGTGCATTGAAAAGCGAAACTCAAAAAAAATAAAGAATAAATGAGGGGCAGTTTAATGACTATACAAAATTACTCTCGTATTTATGAATATATTCATGAATATCAAAATTTAGTATATGATTATTATAGCAAACACGTAGTCGCCTTTCTTACGACATATTACAATTTGAATGTATGTGAAACTATTTGGGAAGATGAAGATATAATGGGTGGAGCATACGAACAATTGGGTGAATTAACTGGAATCAAAAGAAATAAAATTCTAATGTTACCTGTATTCTATTCAGAAGAAATAAACACATCATTTGATGCACAAGAAATTGGATATGTAAAAGAAAATGAAACTTCATTTGTAATACCAAGCACATATGACTTTAAACCATATCCAAATGATATCATAAAATTAGAACAAGATTATTTAAGTCCAAATAATGATACACACCCAATATTTATTGTAACTGGTGTTGAGATACATCCAAATACAGAAAGACGTTTCTGGAAAATTAAATGTAAAAATTTTCAAAGCGAGACTTTACAATCAGTTGAAGATCAAGTTATTAATACATATTCATTTGTTGAATACGATAAAAAAATTCATACGTTGGTTGATTCACAATTTATAGCGAAGTTGTTATATAAACATTCATTATTAAAGGAAGATTTAAAAAATCTGTATGATAGCCGTTGTGGTTATTATTTTATTCCAAGAAATCCTTTAAGCTGTTAGGAGATTATAAATGGCAGACACATCATTATCAAGTCAGATATACGCATCCAGAGATAGTATTAGAGAGCAAATATCCGATGAAGTGAAAAACTATATGGAACTTAATAATGTGGATCTTACGAAATCCTCATTTTTAAGTTTTATTATTGATACAATTTCAACCCTAACAGGAAACTTGTTATTCTATCAGATTTCAACTTATAGAGAATTCTTTCTAACTAAGGCACAACTACCTGAATCAATTCTCAATTTATCTGCATTTCTTGGTTATAATACAGTAGAAGCAACTCCTGCATCTGTGAATGTTTTAGTATCTATTCCAATGACATTTGATGATCTTCCAGTTCAATTTGAAATACCTGAAGATTTTGTCTTTTCAGCAGATGGAGATGTTGAGTTTAAAACATATTATTCAACTACAATTTCAATTGCTGCTAACTATTCATCTATTACAATTCAAGTAGCAGAAGAAAATAAAAGATTTACTTTACCATATGATATATCTGATGGGTATTTTAGTTTTGTTTTGCCTTTAGAGCAAGTAAAGGAAGTTGTACAAGAATATCAAATTGATAGCGATACTCAAGAATTTCAATTTATTACATTAGATGTGCCAGTTGATGGTGAAGTTTCATCATTAAAAGTTGAAATTCAAGCTCCTGGTAGTGCTGGGTATACTGAATGGACAGAATTTGATAGCTTATTTCTAATGAGTTCAACTGACAATGGATATGTATCAAGAAGAACTGATGCAGGAAGAAGATTAACTTTTGGAAATGGTTTAATTGGAGTTCAACCAGAGGGAGGGTCGAATGTTCTTGTCACTGTAAATACAACAGAAGGAGCTGATGGAAATGTTATTGCTGGTTCGATTAGATCTGGTGACAGAATATATGTTGAGAATTCATTGGGTGTAAATGAAATTGTTTCATATGAAGTTATTAACTCTAGTGCTGCTTATGGTGGAGTCGATGAGGAATCACTTGAAGATGTTAGAAAAAATTCAATTGCATCTATTGCGACATTGGATAGATTAGTTACTGAAGATGATTATAAAAATATGAATATTATTGTTCCTGATTCTCCAATAGCACAAAATTCATTACCAATTTTGAAAAGATCTGATTTGCAAGTTAATGAGATTGAATTGTTTAGTGGTATTCTATATGGTTCAGAAACTGAAGAGATTGATAATTTAGTTCCTACAAGAAATGCTGTCTTTACATTAAATTCGTCACAAACATCAATTCAAAGAGATCAAGAAATTCAAATAGGCGATGATACTTATTACTCAATGTTTGAAATTGATATTGATCTTCTAAATACAGTTGGTGAATATTCATATGTTATTTATGAGTTGGAATTATTACCTGCTTTGGAAACTAGTTTTGGTTCAACATATGATCTGTATTGTGACAAACTTGAAATTATAAGAAGTGGAACTGAAGGGATATTCAAATTATATTATAAATCATCAGAAAGCGATGCAGATCAATCAACTGCAGAAATGACAATTTTATCTAGTGGTACAACGAAAACAATGACAACAGATACAACTGCTGGTTGTTATGTCTACACATTTGATCCTTATACTGTACTTCCTTTAGATGAACAAACATATAAATTTACAATTAAAGATCCAAGTTCAAATAGTATTGCAAGATATGCAAACACATTTACTTTTAGAAGTGATTTGAGTACATTCATGAGATCTAATGTTGTTAATGACGGAACAACTATAATTGTATATGATGTACCTGTTATTGAGAAAACATATTATGATGCTGTTGATAAACGTGCATTTGAACTTGAAGTTTATCAAGCTCTAGTTTCATCGATGGATTTGACAGATCATAGAATGTTAACTGACTTTACAAATATTAAATTTACAAATACCCATGGTTCGTTAGAAGGAATGAAACTCAACGAACCTACGGTGGATTCTATAATTGATATTGTGACAACATTACCGAGTGGTGGAAGTGATGGAGATAGATATATTTATGCTCCTTGTAGCGGACATGAAGAACATCAAGATAATATTGTTACATATCAATTAAGAACTGATTCAACATCAGTTATGGATGGTACTTCGATTGTTGTTATAGACTCAACATCAATTATTCATACATACGAAGATCCTCTTGCAGATTCAATTGCTTATGTGACAAATCAAGGCGAGAATTATATTTATTCTGAACGAGGATGGATTCCATTACCAGATTATACAATTCCATTAGAAATAGATATTGAAGTTGTAAAAACATCAACATACAGCGGTACAATTACTGCGTTAATGACAACGGTTCGAGAAACAATATACAATGCGTTTAAAGATAGGTTTGGTACAAATGCTGAAATATATAGATCTGAAATAATCGATGTTGTTCAGGATATTGATGGTGTTAGTCATTGTCGATTAAGAAAACCAGAAACAAGTATCTTTTTTAATTTTGAACTTATTAATTTAACAGAAGAACAATTATTGAGATATGGTCCTGAGTATGTATATTTCGATGAAGATTCTATAACAGTTAGGGTTTCATAATATGCAAGAACTATTACAAAAATCTAATATTAATGATTTGAAATTAAAAGCATTGATTGTTAGGAGTGTCTCTAAGAATTTAAGCTCTCTTTCTGAACCTTGTTTTTATCCAGAGATTAAAAAACATTATTACGAGTTTCTCAAATTGACAGGTTTAACGGAAGCTGATATTAGAGAATTTGTTAAAAGAAGATGGAAAGGAAGACCTGAATATAAATTTTTAATTGTCAAAGATACAATTGCCAATTTTTATATTTTTCTTTTACAATATTTTCTAAAGAAAAGAGATATACAAACATATAATTATTTAATGGTGTTGTATGTAATACGTCATTATTCTGCATTAATGCATAAACATTTTAAATTTTGTAACGCTGATGTTTTCAAATATGCTTTAGAAACTTTAACAAAAACACATCTATTTGTTAGAGAGAAAACAATAGGTAATGCTCTTTATTATATGGGAACCGTTCTTGCAAAGAAATGGCAAATGTCATTAAAGAACAATGATATAACAGCAATTGGAAAGTTCATGCAAGAAAGTCGACATAGAATTTCACAGAGTATAAAAAGTTTTGCTCAGAATTATTATAGAATATCAGAAGAAGGAATCGGTATTAAAACAGAAGAAACTCCGGATGATTCTGATGAAAATGAAATGAAAGCAGAAACTGGTCCAAAAACCAGTAAATTAATTGATGATATTTCAAAGAAAATAACTGTGTATAAATTTATTGATGTGAAGTCTTTTGAAATTGCAAGGAATATAACAAAAGTAAATAAATCAATTGCTGATAAACTTGTCAATTCTTTAAATAATATTAAATACTCTAATAATATAAGAATGATCCTTAAATTATTCCTCGATGATATTAAACATAAGAACCAAATTTGCGGAAAAGAATATGAAAAATATTTGAGAGGTTTAATGTCAATAAAAAGAACTAGTCAGGAAATCTATTTTAAACAACAGATTTCCATCCTAGTTAATAGTTTAGTTAAAGATATTAACCAAGAAAAAATGTACAAATCATTGACAAATCAAACACAATTCTTGACTAATCTTTTTATTGCTTATTATATCACATTATTAGTTAGAAGAACTATATGCCCGGGGGTATAAAATCTGGACTAGTTTCATCACTTAAATTGTTTTGTCTTAATGCGACATTAGGGTCAACTCTACTCCCTAATGTTTGTTCTTCAACTGTCTGTGCTTTCTTCCTTAAAGCAGCCTCATTTTTTGCTAATGTATCAGCTAAAGATAACTGTTTTGATGCTGGTTCATCAACACCTCTAATTCTAATGCTAGAAGTTCCTTTTGTTACATGAACATTGCTAACTCCTGCTGAGGCTGCTGCTTTTGTTCTTAAATCTTCTCTATTATTTGATAGAGTTGAATCGTCATGTTGTAAATTCTCCAAATAATTTCGAACAGTAGGTCTATCAACTTCTACTTGTTTATTTTCTTCTAATAACATCGTATTATATAAACTAGTAAATTCTAATCTAACATCAACCATCCCTAATTTTTGATTAAATGATATTTGTTGTTGATCCCCACCTTTTACAACAGTTATATTTGTAATAACAGCAGGAGATAGATTATATATTCCTTTAGAAACAATTTTATGAAAGAATGGCCAGTTAAAAGTCTTTCCGTCATCTGTTCTAGGAATAGCAAGGCATAACAATACAGCTAATGGTCCAATTATATGCAAAGAAGTTGATGTTCGACTTCCTGGATTTGGATTGTACAATCTAATTGTAGCTGTATAAGATGGAGAAAATGCACTATTAGTCCATATCTGAGGGAAATCCACTCTATGACCAGCAACTAACTTATTAATTGTATTTAAACTTCCTCTCATAAATTGACTTTGGCTTGATATATTTTGTTGTAGTTTTCCTAACGCTTCTCCTATTTGATATGCGCCTGCACCGCCACTTTCCACAATACCGCCTAACGCCCCACCCATACCTTTTCCAATATTTTGAAATGACGTTCCTAATTTTTCAATCCCTTGAATTCCTGACTCAGCTCCAGTCATTTGTGCAATCTGCTGCATTCCTTGTGATGCAACGTCTGTAAATTTTTGAAGAAAAGATTCTCCGTAATTATTTGTAAATGTATCAGTTGGGAAATTATCTGCAATGAAGGCAAGTTTAATTTGCTCTGAAGATAATTTAAATCCCAAATTATTTAATATTTGATTATATTTTGACCATGCTGTGTTTAAACTAAATAGAGTCAGCCCTGCTTCAAAATGTGGGATACATGGAGTAATTTCCATAACCGGCATACTATTTACAATTTCCGCATCACTTACATGTGATGCAGGTGGCATACCAAATGTTTGTTCAAATGGGTTTAATATTAAAACATTTCCAGCCATAAAAATTCCTCCTTAGTTTATATCGCATTTAGCAACTCTATCGGCAGATGCTCCATTCGATGAGAATGCATTCCAACCGCCTCCCCAAGTGCCTCCTGAATTATTATTAACCTGATTAGTATTATTATTAGAAATAATTTGAGCAGATGTTACTGTTGCTCCTACTTGTGTTTTGGTTTGTTTTTCTCTTTCTTTGTTTAATTTTTCAGTTTGTTCTTCTGTTCTATTTCTTGCAGCTTTTTCTTTTGCAGATTCTTCTTTTGCATAAAATTCAGCAATTTCTTTTGCTGTCATTTTATCAATTTGTGCTTCTGTTAGAGATTCTGGCTTACCTTCTAAAGCTCTTTCAAGACTTGCGGACATATCTCCGCTTCTTATTGATTTTATTCCTCTTTTGACCTTTTTATATATCCTTCCGACTACAGGCTGTTTCATTAACCATTCATCGATCATTTGCCCAATTTTTTTATAAACTTTTACAATTAATAATGGATTAGCAAAAATTGAATCAGCAATAAATTGTTTCATTTTTTTCATAAAGTCTTTTGATACAAGATCCTTCAATGGAGAAAACAATTCTTTAAAGAATCCTTTTATTCCTGACCATATTTTTCCAACAAAATCAGGACCGCTCAACCATGAATCTATTTTTTCAGCTATAGATTTTGCAGCAAACTTCATCAATATCCAAGCTGATTGTGTTAACCTATGAATGACTTGAAATGGAAATTTAACAACTTGCCATATTCCAGATATAACATCTTTAACACTATCCATTGTATTTTTAATTGCTTCTGATAATTTTGGTCCTCCGACAAATCCAAGAATTCCACCTGCTAATGCTCCAATACCACCGCCAAGAGCTGTTCCCAAACCAGGAACTACCGAACCAATTGCAGCTCCAATTGCGCCACCTTTCATAGCTCCATGGGCCATTCCTTTAATACCGGTGCCGGTTCCTCCAAGAAATCCTGCCAGACCTCTTGTGAAAATTCCTCCTACAAACTCCTCTGGATTCATTATTGCTCTAATAGCATCAGCTAACGACATAACACCACCAATAACTAATCCACCAGTTGCTGCGGCAGCTGTACCTGCAATTTTAGTTGCTCCTCTTGCTACATAACCAAGAGCGCCTCTAGCACCACCAGCAAATTTTCCAGCAGTGCCTGCAATATTTTTTGTTAATTTTCCAAATCCACCACCCAAAAATTTTCCAAGTTTTTTGATAATTTTTGCTGGAAGGTTAAACAATATTTTTCTCATTCCAATTAATATAGGTCCTAATGCCCAACCAGCAATTGTTGTAACGCCCTTCCCTATCATACCAAGTGTGCCTGTAATTGTTTTAGTCAAGAAACCAAAAATGATCGGAAACCAACCAGTCATCTTTTTGATCATTCTTTTAACTCCACCACTAACACGACCTAACAATGTAGTTTGTTGTTTTGCGTTCTTTTTTATTTCTCCCAGCTTGTTTTGTTTCTCTTTTTCATTTTTAAAATTATGTTTAAAAGAATCTTTGGCTGTTATTGCTGTATTTGCAATATTTTCTGCCATACTCGGAGAATGTGGTCCTTCTCGTTCTTCTTGGTCTTTTTTCATTTTAACAAGAGATGATAATTTTTCTACAACATTATTATAGAATTCTTTTGCTCCTTTTTTAAATTTCTCTTTTTTATATTCAGATTGTTTTCTTTTAGCTCTTGGTTTAATCTCTTTATCAAATTTTACATCTTCTGCTTTATATTTATATTTGTCGTATAAATCAGACATTCCAGCTTTTCTAAGAATATTTTCAAGGGTAAACCCCATATTTTTAATAAGTTGTCGAGGTTTTAACATATCTGCGAAACCAGTCATTCCAGCTTCTTTTAAAGCCTTTTTATCCACCTCCAAAAAATCGGCAAATTTTTCAAACATACTAACTGATTTACCTTCTTTTTTTGGAGCTGTCCCTGTCATAAACTCTTTAACTTTTCCAAAAATAGTATATTTTTTAGATGTTACGGGAGATACTTCTTCACCTACTAATGCTTCAGCAGTTACTTTTGTATATTTTTCAATGTTACGAAGGAATCTCATTCCATTTGCATATATTAATGCTAAAAGATTTATTTGTTGTTGAAAAACACTATTTGTAGCTGTTGCTCGTCTAATATCTCCAGCATATCCACCACGAACTCCAAACAGAAATTTAAATGGAGTGACAAATGCTGTATGTAAAGTTTGGCTAAACATCAATAAATTTTTAAATACAGGATGTTCCAATAATGTTCGTTGCCACATGATTTGTAATTGTGAAACTGTACCAACCATTGATACTTTCAATTCCTTAATCGCTGTAGCAGTTTCTCGTTGTACTTCTATTGATAATTTATTTCTAAAATCGTCAGCGAGTTGTATTTCATCTAATTTATCAATAATTTCTGATAGTTTCCCAATCATTTCTTTACCACCAACAGATTGCTCTAATATAGTTGGGAGTTTTTCAATTGGACTTACAACTTCAGCTGCATGAACTTCTGCTAACCCACTCTTTTCAACATAACCGCCGACTTGCATATGTGGGATTGAAGCTTCTTCTTCAGCTTTTTCTTTTTTACGGAATATATCAATTACTGATTCTCCAGTAGATCTCAACGCACCCGTGACACTTTCTTTTATTCTACTTGCAGCCCCTTGAAATACATCTGTTTCCATAAATTTAGCCGCAAAATAACCAAATAGAGGAGTTGCTCTCGACAAAGCCATAGCAATAGTATTTTCTCTATTTATGCTAATATCTTCACCAACGGCTTTACTATATTGACTTATAGCGCTTGTTGTTGCCTTTGCAGTTTCAGTTGAAATGTCTTTTACTCCAACTGATAGGCTCTGAATGGCTTTCCCTAAATTATTAACAACTCCATTATAAGCAGATGCTGTCTCGTTTGTAAATTTAGTTTTTTCAAGTTCTAATTGATTCATTAATTTTTGTTGTTCTTTTGTCAACGAACTGATTTCATTTGAAACTTGTAATCTTTTTTGATTCTGTTGTTGAACTATATCATTAACAGATCTGTGAAGACTATTAATTCTTTTGGCTCTT